ACCGGCGGTGATCCCTGGACGATTGGTTACGGCTGGACGGGAAAAGTAGACGGGAAGCCTATCAGGCCCGGAATGAAGATTGACGACGCAACGGCGGATCGCCTGTTGCGCACTGGCGTGGTGAGCTTTGACCAGGCAGTAAGCAAGATGCTCAAAGTTACCGTTACCCAGAACCAGTACGACGCGCTTGTGTCGCTGGCCTACAACATCGGTACGCGGGCGCTATCCACCTCAACGCTGATGAAGAAGCTGAATGCAGGTGATGTGAAAGGCGCAGCTGATGAGTTCCTTCGCTGGAACCGGTCAGGCGGCAAGGTAATGCCCGGCCTCACCAATCGGCGCAAGGCAGAGCGAGAAGTCTTTTTATCGTGAATACGGGGAACCTATGAACTATCTCATCAACCGGCTGAAAGAGCCGTCAACCTGGCGCGGCATCATCCTGGTCATTGCTGGCGTATTTGGCTATCAGATGCCTCCGGGCATTCAGGAAACCGTCATCGCTGGCGGTGTAGCGCTGGCTGGCGTTGTTGGCGCGGTGATGCCGGACAGCGTTAAGAAATGATCGCGCGATAGGGCATTACAGAGCCACTTCCAGAGGTGGCTCGATAATGTCACAACGAGGTAAGCCATATGCGCACTACTGGAATTCTGACGGCAGAAATTAAGTTTCGCCCATACATGAAGCCGCTGCTCATCCTTTCAGTGCTTTTGCGATGGGGCTGGCTCACTAAGAAGTGTATCCGGATTGCCCCTGTAATTGGCAAACAGGCGTAATTATAAAGTTCTGCAAATGGTGTCTGAAAAGCGCCATTGACAGAGTTTTATATAAGTTTGTTGATGCATCGGTGTCGAAATTACCGAGCAAGTATCTTCGGTGCCCAGAGGATTGTTCTGCATGACTGAAAATGACAATCGCAGACCATACCCTCCCGTCAACTTCACTGGCGAAAACTGGCTGCCATATACCCGGCTGATCCCTGCTGCCGAAATCGGCGAGTGGGTAAATCAGAACATCCTCTCCGAAGACGGCCTAATCCATAACCCTGACCATGCGCACTTGGTCGACGCTGATGTGGCATTCATGTGGGCTTCTGGCTCATTCGCCAAAAGCGGCCGCATTGTGCTTGGTCAGTGTGAGCAGGTAATGATGCGCGCTGGAGGCTGGCAGAAATCCCGCATGGAGCAGCAGATGCATGAATGGTTCGGTCGCATACCGAAGTTCATCATCACCCTGGCGGCTGACTACTGCGAGCAATGCAACGATCTGGAGTTCTGCGCACTGGTTGAGCATGAGCTTTACCACATCGCCCAGGCTACCGATGACTATGGCGCGCCGAAGTTCAACAAAGAGACCGGTATGCCGGTGCTCAAACTTCGCGGCCATGACGTCGAGGAATTCGTCGGAGTGGTCCGGCGTTACGGCGCCAGCAAAGACGTGCAGGAAATGGTGGATGCGGCGAACAGGCCGGCGGAGGTTGCTCATATCGATGTTGCCAGAGCTTGCGGGACGTGCATGCTGAAACTGGCGTGATTTTATACTGCTTTATACGGACGGTGGGTTATGGCTGCACTAAAACCAGAAGTGAGAGCCTTTATCGTTCAAGAGCTCGCTTGCTTTGATACGCCGTCCCAAATCGTCGAGTCCGTACAAAAAGAATTCAAGGTTCAGGTGACGCGCCAGCAGGTGGCATCGCATGACCCGACAAAGGCGGCAGGGAAAGGTTTGGCTCAAAAATGGGTCGACCTTTTCAACCGCACCCGAGACCGCTTCCTCAACGAAATCTCCGACATACCGATCGCCAACAAAGCCTACCGCCTGCGCGTCCTGCAGCGAATGTCTACGACTGCCGAAGGTATGAAAAACCTCGGCATGACAGCTCAGTTACTGGAGCAGGCGGCAAAAGAGGTTGGCGACGCCTACAGCAACAAGCAAAAGGTCGAGCTGACCGGAAAAGACGGTGGCCCGCTGAATCAGGTGACGTACACCGCTGAAGACTATGCGAAGGCCCAGCAGAAGCTGGAGGGAAGGTTAGAAGGGCTGGACTGATATGAGCGGAATTATCGAATGGGATGACCTGTCATTCCCGGAGCGCGTGATCATCCGTTCAAAGTCTACGAAGTCATTCCTGAACTTCACCCGGATATGGTTCGAGCTGATTCAGGGCGATCGGCTGCTGGTTAACTGGCATCACCGCCTGATGGCTTCGAAAATTGATGATCTGCTTGCCGGGCGCCTTGTCCCGCGAAACCTGATTATCAACATCCCGCCCGGCGGTACAAAAACAGAGTTCTTCTCCATCCACTTCCCGGCGTATGTCAACGCCCTGGTGCAGGAGAAGCGGCTTAAACGCTTTCGAAACCTGAATATCTCTTTTGCTGACACGCTGGTAAAGCGTAACAGCCGGCGCACCCGCGACATTATCGCCAGCCGCGAATATCAGGAGTTCTGGCCCTGCTCGTTTGGTGTCAACCAGGCAGAAGAGTGGGAGATAAAGGACGAGAGAGGGCGCTCTATAGGGCAGACGGTATCGCGCTCAAGCAACGGGCAGATCACCGGTGGTCGTGGTGGCTACTACGGACCAGAGTTTTCCGGCATGGTGATGCTGGACGACTACAACAAGCCGGTGGACATGCTCAGCGAGTCCCGACGCAAAAGCGCGAATACGCTGCTGGTTAACACCATTCGATCGCGGCGCGGCGATAAGTCGAAAGAGCACCCTACGCCATTTGTAAGCATTCAGCAGCGTCTGCACACCGACGACGCAACGGGCTTCATGCTTGCCGGCGGAATGGGGGTGCCGTTTCACCATGTCGCCATACCGGCCATGATCGACGAGAAGTACATCCAGTCGCTCGATGAGCCATGGCGCTCACTTTGCTGGGAAACGGTCAAAGATACCGATTCTGTGGTCGTTGGTGGCGTTCGCTACTGGTCATACTGGCCGCAGATGGAAGACGTTAACGACCTCCTGCAACTGTGGGAAAAGGATCGCTATACCTTCCTGTCGCAATACCAGCAAAACCCGATGGCGCTGACTGGCGGGATCATCGACACCAGCTGGTTCAGAACGTACACCACGCTGCCGAAACTTACGCACCGCGCCGTGTACGTCGATACGAACAGCGGGAAGGTAGAGGACTGGCTGGATTACACCGTGTTTACGCTGGCTGGCATGGGTGTCGATGGCAACCTGTACATCATCGACGTCGTTCGCGGTCGGTGGGACCCGGAAGACCTCCTGAAGAAAGCGGAAGAGGTTTGGGAAAAGTGGCGCCTGTCTGGCTCCATGCGGGTTATGCCGCTGCGTCATATGGCCATTGAAGAGAAGCAAGCCGGACAGGGCCTCATCACCACGCTGAAAAAACGTAGCCAGACCCCCGGACAACTCGCCATCCCGGTGAGGGAAATTCCACGCGGTACCGGGCAGAACAAGCTCGTTCGCTGCCTTAACGTCATCCCCCAAATCAAAACCGGGAAAGTGTTTGTCCCGGCGACGCACACCGAAGACGGACAGAAGCTTTCCAGCATCTTCTACGAGGACGGCACGATCGCAGGCTCAACGGAGTGGGTGCTGACGGCGATGACGGAATGCGCTGCTTTCTCCGCTGATGACAGTCACGACAACGACGACATCCTCGATACCTGGATGGACGCAATCGACGACAACCTGATTTCCGGCCCGCAGCCGATGGTTATCGACCCGAATCAACTCAGGAGAATTTAAGTGTGGTGGTTTAAAAAGAAAGAAGTCGCCGCGCCTGAGCCGGCAAAAGAACCTGAAGCACCGAAGGTCGGGATCAGACCAGAGGCCGTGGCCGAAGTCCGTGCATTACCGAAAAGAGAGTTTCAGCGCTACGAGCCGCCGAAAGGGGTGATCCCCGAGGCTATCAAAAGCGCCATTCTGGCAATGGACTCCACGCCTTACGATGCTCTCAATGCTGCATATGGCGGTTACGGCTACGGCGACTTTGATAGCTTCCCCGGCTACCCGTACCTGGCCACTCTGGCGCAGAAGCCTGAATATCGCAAGATGGTCGGCACCATCGCGGAAGAAATGACCCGCAAATGGATAAAGCTCAAAACTGTCGGCGATGAAGACAAGGCGGATCGGGTAAAACAGCTCGAAGAGGCCATGAAGCGGTTTAAGGTGCGCGAGCGCTTTAAAGAAGCCGCAGAACACGACGGCTACTTTGGCGGTGGCCAGATTTACATCGACGTTCGTTCTCCGCGGGGCATCTCCGCATGGATGGACGACAACGAGCTGCAATCGAAGCTCTTCATGAGCGACAAGAAGATCACGAAAGGCAGCCTGCAGGGGTTCAGGGTCATCGAGCCTATCTGGACCTATCCGGGGATTTATAACTCCGACAACCCGCTGAGCCCGGATTTCTACAAGCCGACGCAGTGGTTTGTCATGGGCCGGACCGTACATGCAAGCCGGATGATTGATTTCGTCTCG